GGCTGCGGTCCGACGAGCTCGTCGGACCGCAGCCCCTGGGCGATCCCCCTGCCGCCTTCTTCATGAGGTCCGAATCGTCCATGATCCCGCGGGAAGCGGTCTTCATGGCCTGGTACATCTGCTCGGCGTTGATGCCGACGCTCTCGGCCATGAGCCGGTAGGACTCTTCGGCCTGCTGGGCCTTGGCCCCGAGCTCGGCCAGGTCTTTCCCGATGGAGGCCATCTGGTACAGCCCGACGCCGGCGATGGTAAAGGAGAGAAGGCCCTTGAGCTTCGACGAGACGCCCTCGGCCGACTTCACGAGGCCGTCCAGGGAGGAGCGGTACTGGTTGATGCCGGCCACGCCCGACGAGGCGTCCGTGGTGATCCGCAGCTTGACCTCATTTTCGGCCATCGCGCTTGCCCTTCATCTCCTCGCAGTTCCGGCAGGCCCAGGCGAGAAACTCCCTGCCGAAGACTTCCTCGCATTCCTTCCGCTTTTCCTCGCTGCAGGGCCCCGAGGCCTCTTTCCTGCGCAGGGCCCGGAGCACTTCCTCCTCGAAAATCCCCACCTTTTCGAGGAAGCTTTGGTCGGGAACGATCCCGCAGCACCGGGCGGCCTCGATGACCGCGGCCAGGTCGATGGCATAGACGCCCCCGAACCCGACCCGCCATTGCGTCCTGCACAGCATCAGGAGGTCCCAGACCGCGGCGTTGCCGGGCAGGACCTCCACATCGCCCTCACCCGAGACGAAGACCCGGGTGAGGTCGATCAGTTTTTTAGTTCGTCCTGATGCCTCTCGGCCTGCGCCATCTCGAGGCTGTTGGCGAAGGCCATGATCCACTCGGCCAGCGCCGGCTGGTTCATGATGCGCCTCTTCGATTCGAGGTCGACGGGCAGGGGACGGCCCTCCTCGTCGCCGATTCCCTCGAAGTCCTCGATCAGGTAATCCGCCAGGGCGTCGTCGAGCCTGTCGGCGTCCACCTTCTCCACGGGCGCCATGCGCCGCGACCGAGGGTCGAGTTCCATCTCCGTGCGGACAAAAGGCCTGCGCAGTTCCCGCACGATCTCGTTGGTCAGCTTGCGGATCTTCATCCGCACCCCCGCCTGGTAGGTCCCCCAGGTGCCGGCCGGCGGGTTCGCCGGGTCGAAACCGAGCTTGCCGATCTTCAGCATCCGTCCCTCTCCTTTCGGTTACGCCGCGTAGGTCGCGACCTTGTTGCCCACTTCCACCCGGCAGCTGCCGTAGGTGTCGTCCTGGAGGACGACGAGATCCCCGGCTTCGGCCAGGACCTTGCCGTTGACCGAAATGGGCGAGTCCAGGACGGCGCAGCGCGGGAAAACGATGTCGACGAAGTAGTTGCGCCCCGACTCGAACTCTGCCCCGGTGGCCTTCGCGTTGACCCCGAGATACTCGTTGTCCTTGATCTTCTGCTGCAGGATGAAGTCCCGCATCTGGCGGTTGAGCTTCAGCGTCTGCAGCCGGCCCTGGCGGATCACGTAGTTGGCGTACGTGCCGGTGCCCCCCACGCGGAATTCCACGGCCAGGTTGTTGTTGACGACATGCTCGATGCTCTCGATCTCGCTCGACATCGTGTGCCCCTCGAGGAAGGCCGTGCCGTTCCACTTGCCGCCCACGCGGACGACCAGGTCCGTCACCCGCAGCGGNNATCGTGAGAACGGCGGGTGTGGCCGCCGAGACGGCCGTCACCGTCACGTCCTTCCACTCGCCCGTGGTGGGCACGAGGACCCGGACCTGATGCACGTTGTCGAGGCGCTCCTGGGCCGTCGAGCCCTGGACGGCATTGGCCGCCAGGGTGAGGCTCGTGGCGTTGTAGGCCTCGGCGACGGATTCCTTCGCCATGTTGTCGGCGTACTTGCCCGTGCCCTTCATGCCCAGGGAGAGCCTCGCCCAGGCATCCTTCGCAAAGGTGGCCGTGAGCTGGTCCACGTGCATCGAGGCGAAGCGGCGCTTCATGATCGTCTGCCCCAGGCGCATGGCCGCCGTGAAGGAGGGCAGGAACATGTCGGCCGTCGGGGTGATGACGTGCTTGTAGCCCGTGCCCCAGGCCGAGGCGGAACGGCTGCCGAAGGCAAAGGCGTAGCCGAAGCCGAAGTGCTGCGCCTGCGCCTTCTCGAACTCCAGGGTCCCTTCCGCCAGGGCCCCGAGATCGTAGACCGTGTCGGCCTCTTCCTTGCCGGTCAGCTCGTTGCGGTTGTCCTCCCGCCGCGGCTTGAGGAGGATCACGTTGCCCTTCGCGACGAGCATGGAGGTGTCGAGCGTCTGTTCCGTGTTCAGGGCGGTCTCCTTCGCATTCGCGGAGACGGCCAGCAGGTTGTAGTCGGCCAGGTAGTTTCTCATCGGTCCTCACCTCCTTCGGGTTCGTCCGCCGGCTCGAAGCGGTCCTCGTACCCGGCCGGGATCTCGTCGTAGGACGCCCCGGCGCGGTAGGTCCGGCCGGCCAGCGGGCCGTCCACGATCGTGATGTCCGGTCCGTCCGGTTTCATGCGGTACTTCATGGCAGCCTCCTTAGCTGATCTTCATGAGGTTGACGACATAGTAGCGGTACTCGGCCGTGCATTTCTTGCCCGTGCCGTAGGTGACGGAGACGGTCACGCAGCGCAGCTCGCGGGCGTTGTCAGCATCCAGAATCGCGTTTTCCGCGTCGCTGATGGTGATCTCGTGCGTGCTGGAGACCGGCGTGAATGCCGTGTCCCCCTTGATCTGGGTTCCCGAGGCGACGTCGTCGATCCGGTATGTGCCGGACGTGGGGGTCACCGCATTGCCGGCCTCGTCCGCGAAGGAGAGGGTGACGATGCTCGTCGATTTCTCGTTGACCGTGTCGTAGCGCATCCTTCAGAATTCCCACTTCCCGACCTGGTATTCGACCGTGATCCGCACCGTGGCGCGGCCGACGCGCTCGTCCTCGGTATTCAGCTCGATCGAGTCCCCGGCGGGCTCCGTCAGCAGGGCGAGGCCGCCCCACGTCTCGTCGGCGCCGATCGCCCGGTAGATGTCCTCGAGATAGGACCGCGCCAGGGCAGGCGAGATGTCCTGGCCGACGGCCTCAATGACCAGCGCGACGCGATTGTCGCGCTCGCGCATCGTCCAGGCTTCGATCTCGGTCTCCGTGTCCCTCATGCAGACGGCCGGCAGGCTCTCGACGGGGATGGGCGTCGTCTGCCATTCCAGGACGTTTGCTCCGATCTCCGAGTTGTAGCCGTTGGCGATCCGGATCGTGGCCAGCCGGGCCCGCACCGCGTCGATGATCTGCTGCCGCACGCTCATGCCGCCTCATCCGATCGTCGTCAGGATCATCGTCGTCAGCCCGGCGCCGTCCGGCTGCATGTCGGTGATCCGGTAATGCGTTTCGCCGATGAACAGCGTGTCGCCCACCTTCGTGCCTTCGATGTCCGCCGACCGGCAGGTCGCCTGCCGTGTCGCCGTCCGCACCGCCGCGGCCGGGCCTTCCACCAGGACCGGCGATTCGTCGATGAGGACGGGAATGTGCCGGGGATCCGCCCCCTCGCCCAGGTCGGCCTCGACGGCGAACTCGTCGGCATTGAGGAACACGGCCAGGTCGGCCTCGAGCTGCTCCCTGAAGGTCGCCATGGACGGTTCATTCCTTTCCGCGGGCGCGGCCGAAGAGGATCCGTTCGAGGCACAGGGCCGCCAAGGCGACATACACCCAGATCTCCTTGTCCGGCGTCAGCGTGTAGCCGAAGCTCGAGATCGTCTCGACCGTCGCCGTCACCGCGTCCCGAAACAGGGCTATCGCCGTGGCGACGAGGGCCGCCGCGGCGGGCCCCGTTGTCTTGAGATCCCTGATGTTATCGAGGATTTCCTTCATCACCACTCCCCCTCGTACAGCACGTCATAGCACTTGTAGTTCCGGAACTTGTCGGCCAGGTTGTCCGGGTTCCATCCGTAACCCCGGTAATCGCACAGGCCGGCGTGATGGCAGTGCTCGACCACCAGCTCCGAGCAGACCGGGATCTCGATGACATGCAGGAACCCTGCGAGCCCGACGGCATGCAGCGCGAGCCGCCAGAAGGGATAGACCTTACCGTCCCACTTCTTGACGGCGTGGTAGCCGCGCATGAACGCCGGCATCGTCATGTCCCGGTGACGGGCGACCAGGATCCGGCAGCCCGTATAGGCGTTGATGTCGTAGTGGGCGATCCGGCGCAGCGACTCGAACGTGGTGCCGTCGCTCGCGACGACGATGCCCGCGTGGTTGTACGTGCTCTCGCGGTCCAGCGCCTTGAGCTTCTGGGCCGCCAGGATGGCGCCCGACACCCAGGAACCGGTCCGCACGCAGAAGTAGTCGCCGGGGATCAATTCGGCCTTCATTTCGCCTTCTCCGCCTGTGCGGGCGGGTTGATGACAACGGGTTGGTCCTGGCTCCCGATCCAGCCCCCGATGCCGAGTCCCGCCAGGATCGCCAGGATGATCATGATCTCGATGGTCGTGAGCCCTTTGCCCATGGTCCTCTCCTCAGATTCTCCCGTCCGGGGACATGGAGAAATGATTGCCGTCCCCGGGGATGTCGCCGCCCCACCGGTTCAGCGGGTGCAGGGATTTCCAGTACTCCCCGGCGGGCCTGTAAACCTCGCTGTCCGCCACCAGCGCCTTTCTTTCCCGGTCGATCATGGGGATGTCGACGGCAAGCCGCTCGAAGTGCAGGCTCACGCCGGACCCTTTCCCGATCTGGCTATAGACCGATCGGTCCCGCCAGAGGTCGCCGCCGACGACCCAGCAACCCGTGTAATGCTCCTGCATCCACCGGATCAGGCGGGCCAGATTGCCCAGGAAGATGTGCTGCATTTCGTTCTTCGTCATAGTCCCGTGCCGTTGCGCAGCAGCTTGTCGACCTTGCCGTCGATCTTGCTCAGCCACGAGTTGACGGCCTTGATGGCCTCGACGACTCCGGAGTGTTCCTGGCAGTGTTCCTTCGTGCACGGCCGCGGGGAAACCACCTTGAACACGATGGCGACGACCGAGAAGCAGACCCCGCAGATCGCGATTGCCGTCCCGATATCCATGATCACCTCGCCCTCAGTTTCCAGGTGCAGGTCACCTGATGAGTCCAATACCAGCCGGTGCGGACGGCGCTGCAGGAACCGTGAACGTAAAATTTACGGGATCGCTCTCCTTTCGGGTCCACGGCTCCGGGTAATTCTTGTAGGCCCGCACCGTGATCGTGTGCGATCCCGCCGGGAGGCCCCCGATGTCGAAGTACATGCGCACGCCGCCCGTCACGGCCTGTGCCGGAGACTCCACCACAGCGCCGCCATCCACAGATACAGCGAAACCGTCAGGCTGCACTCCAGAAGCAGGATAAGGATCGCTGGCCACGAAGGGAGACGCCCAGGCCGAAACGGGGACGAGGATCGCGAGAAACAGAAAGGCGATGACTTTTTTCATGGGTCTCTCCTCTTCCGGTTGACGGCCCCTCCCGGCCTTTGCGGCCCGGGAGGGGCTACGGCGACTAGGCAAACCGCTTGTGGGCCAGCATGACGCACGACGAGTTGCCCGTCGCCGTTCCGCCGGCCACCGTGGCCACGGCTCGGACGATCCGCTTCGCGTCGCCCACGGCGAAATGGATCGCCTCGAAGGCGGCCGCGTTGCCGACCTCGGTGAACGCCGCGCCGGAGATATCGGCGAAGCTGTACTGGAAGACCCGGTACAGCAGGCTCAGCGTGTCGATGTCCGCCCACGGGGTGTAGTCCTCGGCGTTGCCCCCGGAGGCAACGGTGAGGCCCTGCCAGCTGATGTAATTGGTGTCCGACGCCGTGTAGTTGCTGGTGAGCACCAGGTGGTACACGGTGGAGTTGGCCACGTCCACAGGAGCCGTGAAAACGAAGTCGTACCAGTCGTAGGTGGCCCCGACGCTGTTGGCCAGGATCGTGGCGGTGCCCAGGGCGGTGCCGGACGGCGCCCCCGAGCTGTCCGTCTCGATGGTCAGGGTGAGGAGCTTGTCCGACGCGATCGTGCCGGTCTTCTTGAGCCTGAGAGCGACGCGCTTGATGCTGCGGGCGCCGGACTGGGTGAACTGGACGGCGATCTTCGTCTTGCCGCTCGTCTCCTTGTTCAGGGCTTTGTCCGTGTCTCCCGTCTCGTTGTAGCTGCCGCCCAGGGCCGCGGGGTCCGAGGCCTGGAATTTCACATTGAGCGTGACGCCGGATCCCTGGGCCTCCGCAGCGAGGATCGCCTTTGCGGGGCCGAGGTAATGGGACATGTCGAAATCCGGCCCCCCGTAGGTTGCGCCGCGCACCGCGAGGGGCAGGACCTGCTTGACGTCGTAGTTCTGGATGTCGCCGATCATTTTCTCTTTCCTCCCTTGTTCTCCGGAGCGTCGGCCGGCTTCCCCGTGAGCGCCTTTTCGGAATCCTCCCGGAGGGCCTGCTCGACAGCCTCGGCATCCCGGGCCGTCAGGGCCCGGGCCTTCTTCATCGCGATGAGGGTTTTGGCGTCCTTGTCCGCAACGTCCGGCCGTTCCCCTTCGGCAAAGAACTTGCCGCCGATGAAGACGTTTCTCAACACCATGATCTTCATGGGATTGCTCCTTTGTCGATTCTCCCGGGGCGGCGACGGAAAGGCCGCCCCGGGATATCAGTGGTTATCAGGTGGTCGATGCGTCTTTGATGGCCGCGAAGGACTCGGCCCTGCGGCAGGCCCCGTCGACGTCCTGGAGCACCCGGACGCGGACCGTCCCGGCGGCGCCTCCCGTGTAGGGATCGATCAGGATGTCGATGGCGCCCCACTCGCCGATGATGTAGTCGGAGAAGTTTCCGAAGATGATGGCCGAGAGGTTCGACCCCGCGTTCTTGGTCAGGTTGCTCGGGACCTGGTTGGAGACGCCGGCCCGGTAGCCGTTGAGCTCGCCGAACCCGGGCTCCTCTCCCTTCCCCCACACGGGGATCTCGCCGTAGGTGGCGTTGGTGAAGGTCTTCTTGAGCTTGCCGCGCACCTTCGCGTTGGTCAGGTAGGCGAGCGAGCCGATGTCCGCGTTGTCGATGGACACCTCGGTCTCGAGGTCGACGATGTGCCCCCAGGTCGGGGCGCCTCCGTCGGTGCCGATGGCGACGGCCCCGATGCCGGACGTCTGCAGGATGCCCAGCGGCTGGCTGGAGCCGGAACCAAGGCCGTTGATGCCGGCGTAATCGATCGCCAGAGCCAGCACGGTGGCTAGGTCGTTGCGGACGAAGGCCTCCACATCGATGGAGGACTGGATGAGCAGTTTCCGGGAGATGTCCGTGTACGTCCCGACCGTCCGGGGCGAAAGGGCCACCTGGCCGAAGGTCTGCTGACTTTCGGTCACGGCGGTATTCTCGCCGACCCAGTAGGCGGTTGCGCCGCCCGTCTGCTTCGGGATGGCGATGTCGCCCACGAGGCCGCCCAGGACCTGGGCCCCGAGACGGCGGAGAAGCATCTTGTTCCGTAGCAGCTCGATGAAGGAGGCCGCCAGGAGTTCCGTCGCCACGAGATGGCCTCCGGCCGTGGGGGTGCCTTTCACCAGGTCGCGCCTTCCCGTGAGGACGTCATAGGGGACGAAGAACCCCCGGGGAGACTTGTGCAGCCGCTTGGCCACGGCCTCCGAGCACTCGAACTCGAAGGCGGCCAGGCCGCGGTTGCCTTCGGCCATGGCGCGGATCGCCCGCACGATCGAGAACTGCCGGATCTCGCGGCTCGACATGCCGATCGAAGGATCCGTATCGACGACCGGCTTCGGGTTGAGCCGCTTGAGCTCCTCGAGGGCCCGCTTGAATTCGTCGGGACCCGCGCCGGTTTCCACGTAGCGCAGGGCCACGTCGGCGAAACGCCGGTTGTCGCCCTCCTTCACGAGGCCCAGGATCGCCTTGACCCGGTTGGACTCCTCGTCGCCGCCCTGCCGTCGGGCGTCGTCGATTCGTTTCTGAATCTCCTTCTCGTCCATTGCTTTGACCTCCTTGTCATTGATTAAAGTCTCGCCGACGCCCCGGTCGGCGGGGATCTGCCGCGAACGGCCGACGCCCACGCCGGGGTCGGCCGGGATCGTGACGAGGGAGACCTCGAGGGGTTCCCA